TTCATAAGTTTAATCATAAAAATTGTCCTTTATAAATATTTATTCTTTTAAAATATGAGCTGCCCAGTAATCGGCTTGATGCAATAAAAGCGTTAAAGGCTTTTCTTTATGCGCAACTATTTTATTTTCCGCCATGTATTGACCGTCATGAAATCTAATGGCTTGCAAACTTTCCATGTCTAGCTGTAGGTATCTGCTCAATCTGTATATAGACAATTCAGCATGACTTAAAAAGTAATCTTCTGGTTTAAAAGAGAATAACCGTCCCAGTTTATTTCTATGCCAATCCGATGTTTCAAATTGATAATATGTACCGTCTTCGCCATTTCCGCATTTGCCTAAATCATGAAAAAAGGCAGTAAACAATAGCTTGTCTGGATCAATAACTGCCTTAGCACCATTTGCTGATGCAAAGCTCATATACGTAGGTGCCAGGTGTTTAGCAAGCCTGTAGACTTCTATAGAATGTATAAGTAGGCCACACGGGTGTGCGCAATGGTAACTTTTATTACCGGATGCCGGTGCAGCCATAAAGTCCTCTACAACGTTTTCCCATATAGTTTTAAAAGTTTTTATAGTTTCGGGTTTATAGTCTTTTTCAATTTCTTCAAATAAGCTTTTTAAATAGGGAAGCCAACTTTCGAGTATGCTGTCTATATCTTTTTTAAAAAAATAATTACATTCTTCCCCGTACCTCTGCTTTATCCACTTTACCACTTCCGTCTTCTTCGGAATCATTTTCACTAACATATTTTTTTACCTCCACAATTACTCTACCTGTTCTTGATATACTAATATTATGTATTATGTTTTTAGAATACGTTTCTATTAATCTACTGAAGTCCTTAAAAAAGTTCTTTTTAAATAAAAAAATAGTATTATATTTTAATTTTTCTAAAGTCATAGTGTTTCCTGGAAACTTTGTTTAATACAATTTGATAATTCTGTATAAACTTCTTGTTGAGCTTGAGACAGACCTTCCGTCTTTATGTCATAGTATTTATTCACTGGTAAGTTATCCCGAAGTATTTTCTTATTTAACTTGCTACATAAATAGGTTTTTACCTTATACTTATCCGTGTAGGCTTCTGCAACTTGTAATTCCCTGGATAAATAGGCTATAATATTAAACATCGCTGTGAGCGGTTTAACAGTCTTTTCAGCGTATAGTAATTCATAGAAGTTCTCCGCAGTCAAAGTACGTTCTTCTAATATCTTACTAATGGGTCTTACAGTTAATACAATTCTTTTATATGCCTCATCTACAATATCAGAATATTTAAAACTCTCGTAACCCCTGGAAATACAAGACCTTTTAAATACGTCATAAATATCCACCATATTTAGCAATTTACCACTTGCACCATTAGTAGACTTTAAGGTATTGTATACCCAGTGATAAGGCCTATTAAGTAAGTCCGCAGTTTCTGCTAAAGTCAATCTCAACATTACTAATCACCTGCCTTTTTAATCTTCTTTAAAAAATTCGACACCTTCTTTCTGGATCTAACAGACAATTTCTTAACCTTTGTCTCTACCTCCACATACTCCGTTTCTTTAGGTGCCACACTTTCGGTAATCAAGCTATTTAAACTAGGCACCTCCGTTTTAGTAAACCTGTCTAGTATTTTTACCACTTCCGTAGATAGGTCGTTTCTTTCTCCATAAAGGTCTGCTAATAATTTAACTAAAGTAGGCCCTTCTAAAGTTTTTAAACGCCAATCTTGAAACAGTTCAGTATCAACTTCGTCTATAGCTTTCATTACCCTAGATAATCTAGATACATTCTTTTGTGCATAAGCTGCTAAAAAAATCTCCATCTTTGACTTGTAACCCGTCATTGACTGCACTAATTTTTGTTTAGTAGCTACTGGTAAATCCTTTGTAGTACCTGTAACACAATCTATAAATGCCTGATCATCAATAACCATTACGCCATCTGTAGATCCTTTATTTTCATAACGCCTGGACTCCTTAGAAGTACTGTAACTATTCGGGCTTCTTACTATAGTCTCTGTCATTTAGGGCCTACTTTCATTTTCTCATAAACAGTGTCTAATGTTCTAAACTTGTCTACTAAATTTTGTACCCTATCCCTTATCTTATAAACATTGTCTAAAGTCATCTGATATTCTGCTGAGTACTCCGCAGCTTTTATAGCTTTGGCGTCTCTGTTATTACCACACCTTTGTAAACCCTTCCATACAGTGATATCCCTTGATGCTTGTGTGACTTCCCTGGCTTTAGGTAATCTAATGCTGGTAGAGCCTCCAAAGTACTCTAGCAACTCTTTAAATAGATGTAGCTGCAACTTGTTATCGTGTCCACAATTCTTACATATAGAAAACTCACTAAAAAGCCCGTACAATTCAAATAATTCTGAATACTGCTTAATGACACTTAAATACATTACCATTAGATCTGATTCTCTTATTTTTTTCAAGTTAGCACTCCTACATAACGTCTACCAAAGACTTCTTCCCCAGTTAATAGCTTTCCAGTTTTTTTATACTCTTTCAACACATATTTTTCAAATCGTTGTTTAAACATATTTTTCAAACCATATATACCTTCTCTATAGGTAGCACAGTATTCTAGGTAAATAGGAAACTCCCCCGCTATATGTTCTTGTAATAATTTATAATCTCTGTCTGCCTCAAATTCTTGAATGTTATTATTATTGTCTGGTAAATTTGTCATCAAAGCCTCAAAGTCTCCTTCCGTATATAATATCTTCCCATTCTTTTTGTACGCTTCATTTATTACCAAACCATAAATACTTTTATTGTAATAACGTTTAATTCTATTAAAATTATTATTTTCCCATTTTAAACCATCTAGCATTAGTATACAAGATAAATATATCTGTTGAAAAATATCTTGCCTCTTATAATCAGCTACCCTAAAAGAATTCATATAAAAATTAATGTAGCATCGCCATACCGGATAAAAATATTTTGCTAAAAGCTCTTTTACAAAAGGTGTTCTATTTCCTTGTAGTAAATACATAATTTTTTGCTCTAAAAACTCGAATTTTTCACCAAGTAAATCCGAGGCCTCACGGGTTAATATATCTTTAAAGTCTAACCAGTCGTCAACTTTAAATCTTTTTGATATAGTAACAACTTTATATTTCGGATTTCGGTGTACGCTCAATATTCCATCCTTTTAAAAAATTTATAAAGTCTCCACTATTTACATTATCTAAGAAGTAATCAAAGCTTATAGCAGCAATTTTATTACCTAGTCTTATATAATTAGGTTTTTTCTTACTAGTAAATAACCTCTGTAAATCTTGAGACTCTAACAATTTAGCATCAAAGGCCATTATAGTAGGCTTATTATTTAATTTATAAATTAGCAGTGGTAATCTACTTGATTTCCTAGCATCTCTGCTGCATTGTATCCAGAATTCTAATATTTTAGGTCTCTTTACAGGTCTTAAAATTTCTGTTATATCCATTGACTTATAATGTTTTACATCAATACTAAACCAATCAAAAAGTGGGAACATGTCAGGCCCTATCGGCCCTATATCACCAAAATAATACTTGCCACCGCCAACCATTGTAGCCTTAGCACCTGAGCCTGCCGTTCGCCAACACAAATCTTCTGATACATTGCTAGACCACCAAGCAGACAATCTCTTACAAATTATTCTTTCTTGATTACCACCTTTTTGCTTTCCTCCACCAGGTCGCATTTTATGTTTAGGTGCTTTCCAACCTAATTTCTGTAATAAAGATTCTATCTTTATCTTTTGACCCGACTTCCGCCAACCCTTGGATAAAAGGTCGGCAACTTCTGGTATCTGCTCTAGTAAATCGTTGGCATGAGTCATGTTAATAAGATAGTAAAAATATTTATAAAAAGCAAGACTTTTATTTATTTCTTTAAAAGTGTTTTAAAAGACTCTTAAAACGTAAATAAATTTATTAAGCAATCTGCTCTTCTTCTATATTTTTACCTATGATCAAGTCTACCTCTACAGAAATAATAGTTTCTAAGTCCTTTTGATACACACCATGCTTATGTTGTAACAATAGTTCTAATTGTATTACTTTCTCCTCTTTTTTAATCTTACGAACTAATTTCATATTTTTAATAACACATTTGTCTATCTGAACTATTTTTGCCCTTGTTTCCAGATCTAAAAAGTCTACAACATAATCTCCAAAACGTGTACCAGTTGCAAGCCTCTCCCAAGAATCTAAAGTTAAAAGGTTATCTAAGTCCTTATCATAATCTGTAAAATCCCCAGGATTTATAACACATTGTAATGTGGTTGTAATATCTGCGTCCTGCGTTGCCTTATTTTCCTTAATTGCACTACCAGTTACTCGACCGTTTAAGGTCATTATCTTTTTCATGTTATCTCCTCCTTTTTTAATTATTAGGTTTTCAAGTATTCAATTTTAGAACCTTTATCGTCTAAAGATACTTGTAGGCACTTTTCAAATTGTGCTTGAACACTGGCTTTATGTGTAATCACATAAACGGCATTATCCACAGCAAACTTTTTAAGATCCTCCAAAACAGCCTCTACACCCTCGTCATCTAAATAAGTAAAGAGTTCATCCAATATTAATAAACCAAAGGGGTGAAAGTCAAGGCCGTAGTAGTGTTTTACCAATTTATTTAATGTTAATACCGTTGCTAAGTTTACCCTGGCTTGTTGTCCCCCAGATAAAGCTTTGTACGATCTTTTTTTGCCATTTATATATAAAGTAAAAGAAAATTTCTCTCTAAACTCGCCACTTGCTAATTGCTTCTGTGTTTGTAGAACAGCAGAGTACTGACCATTTGATACATCTAATAATATCTCATTAATTATAGTAGTAAACTGTTCGGCAAAGCCATCTAATAAATAAGATGTTATACCCTGATTTCCAAAACCCTCTACCCAGAAAATATAGGTGTCTATGTCATTACTATGCGTCTTTAATAAATCAGATTGTTTAACCAATGATTCCTCTATAGTAAATAACTCACCATTTAAAGTATGCTCTCTTAAAATATAAGGATTAGGTGTTGCTGCCAAAGTACCTAGCTTTTCTTGCCAGCGTTCCATCAAAACTTCGTGTTCTAATAATTCCTTATTTTTCTCGGACAGCTCTTTGGTAATAGCAGCCATTTGTGTTTGTAACATAACCTCATCAGTTTCTGTTATTTTCTTAGCAGCAACTATAAAAGAAGCCCTCTTTGCTTTAGTCTCCGCAATAGCTACCCTTAAAGCCTCGCAATCTTTTCTACAGCTCTCTATAGCAGTTTGTAATACCTGCAAATCCTTTTTCAAAGTTGTTTCAATTGCCTTAAAACTGTCTTGATCTTTTAACAGCCTTAATAAAGATTCTTTTTTATTTTTTAAGTCTACAATATTTTGTTCAACTACTTTTATAGAAGCCGCAACCTTTAAAGCTGCTTCCTTAATTATATTCTCCGGTAACTTCTGCAAACATTTTGAACATATACCTATTTTAACCTGTTCTAGATCTACTACCTGTAGACTTACTTTAGCTTCCTCAGAAGTAATGTTAATGCAGCAACGTTCTATATCCATGTTAATCTTTGCTATACTATTTAGATTATAATGTATTTTTTCATTAAGTACATTAGTAGCTGTCGTATACCCCTTATTTAAAGTAATTAGTTCCTCTTCTTTAACTATTAAATTTTGTCCCTGTGTTACTAATAAAGAATCAAACTCTACAGTATCTACTGCTATATCAATAAGCAATTTATTATAGCTCTCATTTAACTTTTTTAAAACAGTGTTCTTATGTATGATAAATACTGTACATTTATCATACTTCAAACCATAGATAGTATAATTATCTTCGGCTTCCTTAACCTGTACTCTTTTATCCTGCTCATATTTTACTTTGGCAAAAGTGACTTCCTCTATACCTCTTTTCTTTTCTACTAGTCTAGCATCTAATAAAGTATGTTCTTTGTCTGCTTCCTCATAACTATTTTTAGTCTTTACCAACTTCTTTTTAGCCCTATCCAAAGCCTCTTCATTTTTGTCTAGCTGTAGTAAATTTTTACATAACTCTTTTTGTTTAGCATCTGTCATTGTTGAAAAGAATTCAAAATTCTTTTGACAGAAGTAATTTACATTTTTAAAAAAAGATTCACTAGTACCTAGTATCATTAAAAGGTCATTTAACGTTTCTTTCTTAGAATCTCTTTGTACTGTAAAATCCTCTTTTTCTTGATTTGTATGTACTGCAAACCAAAAGTCATCTTTATGCTCGTCATGCTTCCTATAACGCCTAACTTTTATAGTGTCTATATCTGATACTAGCGTAATACCTACAGAGCAGTCTCTATTAACAACGTCATTAACCACATCGGCAGCGTCCACGTCTTTAGTAGTCTTACCAAATAAACACCAATATATTGCTTCAAATATAGTAGTTTTACCTTCGCCATTTTTACCCAGCACAAGCCATAAATCTTTTAATACCTCAAACACATGACGGCCCTGAAATGATCCAAAGTTAGATAAGTCAACCTCAGTTATCTTATAATTCTTAGGTACTACAGAAGTCGATTCACATTTTGATAATATATCCTTACCAATTATTTTCATAGCATTATCACTAATATTTTTAAGCTTACAATATTCTTCTATCATAACCTCATCAGTAAGTCCTACAGATAAGCCAGAGGCTCTAAAAGATTGTTTACCCATGTCAGTTTGCGCTATGGCGTTCCCTGGCAACTTTGCATTACGTTTTATCGGAGTCCTAACTCTGTAATAATTTCTTGAATCTACAATATCCTTGGCATCTGTAACAGTTACAAATTTAGGTGCGTCTATAACCACATGCTCTGTCTTATCGGTTTCTGTATCATAAACATGAAAGTATTTTTCAACGCCTTCGTCATTAAATGTTTGTTGCGTCAAAGATCCAGGAATTAGTATCCTGCCTTTATACTCATAAGTATGTACGTCACCAAATACTAGTAACTTATACTTATTAACTAATTCCTTGGCTATGCTCATGCCACCTTTAACATTGGCATTCTCAATAAATTGATGAAACATGCCTATTGTTGCCGGTTTAAAATCATGCTTTTTAAAATCTTGATCTTTTTTCCAACCTAAGCCATATACAGTTAAACCTTCTTTTGTATAAATGGCATCATCAAGCTAAATTGTTGTTGCCTTCAACATGTTGTCGAAAATAGCGACACCCACGTCTTTAGTACCATAGTTAGCTCTAGATTTTAAATCATGATTGCCTGCTATATAGACAAAGTCTCCGTGCCAATTAACTAATAGATCCTTAGTAGCATTCAATACGTCATTCTCTATGTAGTTAAAGGTATGAAAAATATCACCAGCGCATAAAGTAGTTTTAATACCGTTCTCAGCATTATAGGTATTCACTTGCTCCATAGCGTTAAGAATGTCTAATAACCTAGTATTCCAACCATTTTCTAACTTTGCAAACTTATTCCAATTGTGTAAATGCGGGTCACTAAAGATTGTTACCTTCATTTCATTACCTTAGCCCTCTTTTGAATTTCTTAATGGCGGTGGTGGTATTATTCTTTGTGGCTTTTCTACCTCTGCCGCTGACTTAATGTCTTCTGCTGATAAATCATCGTCTATATTTAGAATTTTGGTATACTTTCCACCTCTTGCCTTAATACCTAATAAATCATTATCAATTATAAATCTAGGAAAATTCTCCAAACCTTCAAATGTTAAGCCATCTCTAGGTGAACCGGTTTCTACCCACTCCCATATTTCTGGTCGTTTAGAAGTCTTAGTCTGTACACGATTAAGATTATCTTTTCTAAAAAAATGATCAAAACACCCGCTATAAGGATCTATGCCCTTATCAAAGTAAATGTCTACAATAGCAAATTTAAAAGGTGCACAAACCTTATTTTTAGTATTATCCATTAGCACCTTAACACCATAGGCTTCACCACGTTCTCCTGCCTCTTCTGTTTTTATAATATTCTTTATAAATCTTTTTTTGTATTTTAAATCCATACGTATAGAAGATTCAAAAGCTATTGCAGATCCACCTTTCACTACTTTATTCGGGCCAAACATAACACCTATATTTTGTGTTACGTGACTTGCCATTAAATACATAATCATATTATTAGCTATATAATTAGAGTATACTCGCATAGCCGCATGTGACTGTTTGGCCTTTGTCATATCTACTTTTTTTAAGCCTTCTTTCACCTCATGCTTTGTCGACAGTTGAGAGAGTGAATCTAGTAAAACCCCTATAACACCCTTTCTAGACTTAGTTCTTATTAAGTCTACAGTAACCTCCATATTAGAAAAATGATCTTCTATAGTCTTTTCTCCTTTTATAGATACCACGTCATCTTTATTCACACCTAAGCTCTCACAAAATTCTGTCAAATAAGCATGTTCAGTGTCATCTAATAGAGCAAAACGTATTTCTTTATCTACTAGCTTTTTACCTTCAGCAGTTATTAATATTTCACCTCTCTGTATAGCCCTCAAAGCATAAGCCATTAAAATCGATTTTCCAGAAGACGGATCACCAAATACCTCTGATACCCTGCCACCTGGCCAACCACCGTCATAACGTCCTGATAAGACCCAATTTAATATGTAGTGTCCACTATTAACATAATATGGTATTCTAGCATCTAAGCCAATAGCTATAGATTTTTCTGTCTTTTCATTCTTGGACAATAACTCATAAATGTCTGCTTTTGTAATTTTTTTAGCCATGTAAACCTCCTAACTTGTATTAATCTAAATAAAAGAAAATGCAGGTAGAAATTTTATACTACCTGCACAATATTTTAATATTTCTAGGTTGTTCCTAAGAAAGCTATACGACACTCATTTCTAGTATTCTTGTCACAAGCTTTGCATTTCTCAGATCTAGACGGTGGTTTAAAACCTGTGCCAAAACAATCTGGTTTGCCTTCAGTCGATATAGGCATTTCAGCATTATTTGCTTCAGGAGTACTGGGTGCAGGAACAGGTGATGCTGGATTACCTAATGCAGGTGCAGGCGTACTAGGCGCTGGAGCAGAAGCCAGGGCAGGTGCAGGCGTACTAGGCGCTGGAGCAGAAGCCGGTGCAGGTGCAGGCGTACTAGGCGCTGGAACAGAAGCCAGGGCAGGTGCAGGCGTACTAGGCGCTGGAACAGAAGCCAGGGCAGGTGCAGGCGTACTAGGCGCTGGAACATTTGTTGCCTCTGGTGGTGCTTGATAGCCAACACCTGTAGCTACTGTCCAACCTGCCTTAGTATTTATTTCTTCTGGAGTTAATAAAGCAGGTATATGATCAACTAAGCTATTAATCTGCTCTCTCCAATTATCTTGCAAGTAAGGCTTTATATCAAACTTATTTGGCACTGGTGTCAAAGTATAATCTCGGTTTCCTGAACCACTATTTTTTGACGATATAACCCTTAGCTCCCAATTTTTACCAGAGGTTAAATCTAATATGTCTCCACCATTGTCATCACCCCACTGAGGGTTTAATACAAATCTCTCGGCTTCTTGATAGATCTTTTTAATAGGTGCTTTCCACCACTGTATACCTTTTTTAACTGAATCATCTGAAGTCAAATCTATAATGTTTAGTAAAGCTTGCTCATGCCTATAAAATTGTCTAGCAAAAGTCTTGTCTTCAGCTCTGCCAGAATTATAAAGAGCACTGCCTTTCTCACATATCGGACAAGGTTTTCCCATACCAAATGTTCTTGGACAAGGAATATTATATACCTTAGTTCCATCAGGTTTAATAGTACAGTAATGAGTTTTTATTTTAAAACCAAACTTGTCTGCCTCACTTTTCTCATACTCATCTATATTATGAGGTAGAATTCTTATATTATATGACATGTCCTCTTGTACAGTAAACTCATGTTCACCGGGCTGGTAGCCTCCGCCTTCTCCAGCTTTTCTTTCCGCATACTTTTGTGTGTTTATCGCCATTTTATTTTAGTCCTTTAAATTTTAGTTTATATTTTTAGATTTTTTTAACGCCTGCACTTGGAAAAGTTCCAAACTGTTCCATTTCCGCCCTCTTTAATGCACCTACTTGCATCAGCATATCTTTACGCTGAATAGACGCATCTCTTAATACCTTTAATTTTTTTACTATCACCTCCAATCTTTGTACCTCTTCTTGAAAAGTACTGCACATATCATCATTAATAGTATAACTATCAGCCACACTATCCGTTATTTTTATAGCTTTTCCGTCAGTTCCTACTATAAGTTTTTTACCTTGTCGCAAAGCCAGTACTACGCCAGCTTTATAGCGTAAAGCCTCAAATCTTGCTTCACCAAGTTTAGCCTCCTGGTCTGTTAAAAGTGCAGAATACCAGGAAAATAAACTAGGCTGTCTTACAAATTCCCCCGCTAAGTCCTTATCATTTATTTTAAGATCCTCCCGTAAGTCAATATGCTCTATTTCACTACCTATATTTATGTCTATTTTTAAACTATCATGTAAAGATATTTCCATAATAAGTCTCCTTAAGCTAATAGTTCCAATTCTTTTAAGTCACCCCAGGTAATGCCTAGCTCATAATCCATTCTCATAGGGCATTGCAGCCAAGTTTGGCAATACCTATCCGTTAAAAGTTTAGTTTCAGTTTCATGTAAAATTATTAATTCCTCTACATCATTTTTATGCACTGACCATACTAAAGAATCATGAACGGTCAAAACTACCTTTGCGTCTAAATTTAATTTTCGAGAATTTCTAGCTACTGCTACCCATAGTTCTGCTAGAAAATCTGCACAAGCACTTTGTACCGGTGAATTCACTGCTTGATTCATAATATGACTATACTCGTATGAGTCTGGTTCGGCTGTAAGAATGTCAGGTAAGTGTCTTACCCTTCCATAGGGTGAAACTATGTAACCATTCTGTATTACAAAATTTCTATATTTTTCATGCCAACTTATAAAACCCGGATACATTTCAAAAAACTTTTTATGTATTAATAACGCCTCTTCCATAGTTAGCTCTACACCGTACTGAACCTTTGCTATAATCATAAATACCATGGGAGAACCACCATATATCAAACCAAAATTTGCTGGTTTACCCTGCTGTCTTATATCTTTAAATAACTTAGCTTTCTTTTTCTCATTTGTTTCATTATTATAAGCATCAAACTTATCACCTAAAGCAATACTCAAACCTGTTTTAGCATGTACGTCTTCATCATTATTATAAGCTGCAATCATAGTATCTTCAAAAGCTAAGGAACAACCTATACGTAATTCTGCTTGAGATAAATCTCCTTGCAACATTAAATAGTCTTGTGCAGAACCGTCTATATCATAATTTTTAACTAAACTCATTTATTAGCCTTTGTCATCCTGGAACATACATTCTTTTAATAGATTTATCTCTTGGTATATTCTGCAAATTAGGTCTAGCAGAACTTAGTCTACCTGTAACAGTTCCACCTGCTTCTCCCGTCATTTTATCATTATTCTTTGTCTGTGCATAGCTACTTCTAATACGATCCTCATATAACTTAGCCCGTGATTCCAAAGGTGCATTAATAAAAGTACTTAGCAACGTTGAACATTTACTCCTGTCTAATAAATGCTTCGCCAAAATACAATCATGCTTCTCATATAAGGTAACTAAAGCTTCCTTATCAGTACTTGGTGCGCCAGCCTGAGTTCTCTTAACTATGGGATACTTTAATATCGAAAATAATAAATCTTGTTTTACCTTAGAAGAGTTCAAATTTTTATCTTTAGCCGCTGGAAAATCTATAAATATCCTATCCTCTATAGCTGTTAATTTGCCATCTAAGTCACCTTTAAGCTTTTTCAAATAGTCAAAGTCTACTTTTACACCCCCCACCTCTAATAAAGCAAGTTCATAAGCCTGTCCTAACATAATTTGATAAACAACTTCTAAGCCTTTTCCTAAATTGTCCTTCTCCGCTGATAATTCCAAAGGATCCAAAAATAATCTTAAAGTATAATAGCAATCTAAACAATTATAATACCATAGGTCATTAAATGAAGCTAAAGCAAAATCCTCCGGAGTGTTTTCATAACCATCAAACTCATGTCCCGCCATATATTTTAAACTATGAGATTGCCTATTTTCATCTAATAAACATGATAAAAACATTGTATCATCATAGTTATTTATTGGTAGGTTTATTCCAAAACACCTAAAGAAAACTTTAAATTCAAATTTACAATTTTGAAACACTTTCTTAATGTTATGCTCTGCTAACAAATTTAATAAAAAAGCTCTAACGGTTTCTCTATAATTTACGTCTACACATTCCTCTACATCATATCCTATAGAAACACCTTGTCCTGCCCAGTACAACCCTATAGTTTTTAATCTGAAATCTGGGGCTAACACATCTAATCCACTAGTTTCAACGTCTAAAGCTACACTATCTACATCTTCTAAGTCTTCTTTCATAGCCTGTAACTCCTCTAAAGTTGTTACAGGGCTAAAGTTTAAATCTTTTTGCCAAGCCAGCGTATTGCTAAAATATCTGAATATACGACTTACAGTATGTTGATAACCCTCTGAATCAAAGTCTCCTTTAAGGAACAAACCTCTAGCTAAGTAAACCCTGATACCTTTAAACTTAGACCAATTACCAGGAAATTTTATAGGTTGCTCATAGTCATCCTTTTTATCTATATTTAATAGTTTTTTAGTCTGCGGAAAAACTACCATTAAGTCTACTTTGTACTCTTTAACTTTGGCTGCAATCCATTGTTCTCTACATATTTTTATAACACCTACGGTTGGTTTATCCCATGGTGCTTCATAGCATTTTGGGAAAGGTAAAAAAAGTACGTTAAAGTATAGTAGTTGAGCCGACATAGCAACAGACCAATTATCTTTTATTAAATGATCAAAATCTATAGGTGACATAATAAAAGCAACTGTCTTTTCTTTACCTCTGTCAATGTAATACTTACTCATGTCTACATTTCTGGAATGCTTATAGTTAGCACAGTCTACACAAGTTTTTATTTTAACAACTTTGCCAACCTTTGTAACTGCCTTCTTTTTAGCTACAAACTTTTTACTATTCTTAGCTGGTATGTTAACACCGGATATAAAATCTTTTAAACTCATGGCAATCCTTTATAAATATGACATAATGTCTTGTGTTTCTTTACTATTTTTAATACCAACTTCTTTTTTATAAGCTTTATCAATACGTTCTTCTGCTATTCTAAAATATTTATGATCTTTTTCTATCCCTATAAAATCCCTATTTAGATTTTTACATGCAACTCCAGTAGTTCCACTTCCCATTGTAAAATCTAAAACCAATTCATTTTCATTTGTATAAGTCTTAATTAAATATTCCATAAGTGCTACCGGTTTTTGAGTAGGGTGTAAGTCAGCTTGCATAGCCACATTAAATTTTATAATACTTAAAG